CACGACGCTCTTCCGATCTGCTGATCCTCAATGACATGATGGACACAATCAAATCGATCCACCCAAAATTGTACAACACGGTTCTGGAACGGCTCCGGGAGTGATCCCGGGGCTTTTCACCACCGTTTCACCACCATTTTTTGATTTTAATTGTCACAAATTGATAGTTTTTGATGTTCACGGATAGACAGAAGAAATCCCTCGAGACGTTGATCTCAAGGGATTTCTTCGTGTGGCTCAAATAGGACTCGAACCTATGACACTCCGGGTATGAATCCGAAACTGATAGGAGCCAGAGCCCCTTATTTATCAATCATTTCAGAGCTTTCCGGATCTTCTTCACCACCGTTTGCACCACGAAACGCGATTTTTAAGACCTTTTCTGCCTCCGTTTTGCTCCGATTGTCGGTGACCTCATCGTAGATTTTCATTATCATGGTGGCATCGGAGTGCCCCATCCACTCAATGGTTGTGTGGAGCTCCACGCCAAGATCCCTTGCCCAAGTGGCAAAACTATGCCTGAGATCGTAGGGGACAACCGTAAACTCTATCCACGGCGGGAGTTTTCCCCCGGCCTCAAGGATGGCTTTGTGCTCTTTTGTTCGCCCGTACCATCTTTTGTGCATGCCGTTTATTGCGGTTTCCATGCAGGTGCGGTAGGAATCCATTGCGTTGCGCCATGTAGTGGACGTAATCTGTTTTCCCTTGGCAGTGGTGATCAGCAATCCTTTCCTATTAGAAAGAGCCTCTTTGACGGGCGGGAACGCCGGGACATCCCTGATGGCGTTCTTTGTCTTGCCCTTATTGGTAATCTCGTACTGGTTGTTGCCCTTTCGGTGAGCTGACTCCGTGATATGCAGGACATCCCCATCAAGGGCCTTTTCAATGGTGAGGGCTTTGGCTTCCTGAGGCCGGATCCCTGCGTAGAGCATGGTAATGATTGCCGGGTATGCCCTGTGATCATGGCAGTAGGTGTTGATCCACTCGCGCTCCTGATCCGTGATAGCCCTGTGACCTCCCTCTGTTCCCCTGTGAGGCTTCGCGGTTCTGTCACGGGCCGGGTTTGTCCGGATGATCCCATCCGCAACCGCCGAATCAAACAGAGAGATGAACAATTGCCTCCCAGCCTTGATGTACGAGTTTGATAATCCGATGTATTCCCGCGTGTAGACTTCCTTGATATGGGACGGGACAACCTCATCCAGCCTGTAATCCCCGATCACTCTACAGAGCTTTGTAACGTGGATTTTGAGCCCTGTCATCGTGGACGGGGAAATGTTTGGGTGCGCCCGTGGAAGCCACTTATTGGAGTAATCTCGTACGATAGAGGACGAAATAACGGCCTGACTCTCCAGACGTTTGTATTCCTCCCGCCTATCCAGAGCCTCTTCAGGATCCCTCCCATAGAAATACTGATCCTTATACCGGCAAACGTACAGCCCATCCTTGCGCTTCTTCAGTTTCTGTTTTTTGGGGCGTGGCATTGTTATTCCTCGTATCCATCCATGTATGTGCCGAAATCAGCTAACGCGGAATCATCATCTTTGGCGATGACAGCATGGTAATCCAGAAAATTATCAATGTACTCAGCAAACTGCTCCGCGACCTTCTTATTTAGCTCTGCCGGGACGTGCGTGGCTGGAGTTTTTCTCATTCCAGAGAGGCAACGCTCATAGCACCCGGTAAGGTTGCCGAGGGTTTCTATGGTTAGTTTCGCTCCAGACTCCTGCATAGCGTGGATGAGCGCCCGAGGGCAGAGCAGATGATAGGCAAAACATACCGCCTCAGCGTATCTCACATGGGCTGGGCGGGATCCATCGTGACCCAGCATGATGTGACCGAGCTCCCTTGATAATCCTCTCTGCAACATATAAAACGGTAGCCTCTGGTTGTAGGCCACGACATATCGGAGCTTTCCATCATCCACATGGACAGATGTCACCGCATCTTGATTGACATTAAACATGGAAATGAGCTCGCTCCTGTCCATATCGATGCTATCAGATATTTCCGCAAATGAAACAACGATAACGCCCTTCATCTTTTTGAGAATCGGCAACGGCGAAACCGGAGATGAGCAGATGTTATATTTGATGAGCGTTTCGGCAGCCAGAGTTGCGGCCCTGTCGAAATCAGGTGTCATTCGTTGTTTCCTCCCTTTAAGTTGTAAATGGTGGAGAAAATGCTCAGAGCCTGTTTGCGCTTTTCCTCCGGCATATTATCAATACATTCGGATATGATCCGGGCTTCAGGCGTTTTAGGCATCACACTTTCGTTACTCGCCAGATCCACAACGCCTTTCCCGAGGATAACAAGCTCATCAACCCCGAAATATTCGGCTAATTTTTTTAGAGACTCGCTGGACGGATCTTTCTTCCCCTTCTCCCAATCGCTGACTGTTGGTTGCGAAACTCCGATTTCTATTGATAGTTCTTTCTGTTGGATGCCCTTCTTCTTGCGAAGTTCCCTTATGATATTCATTTTCAGCCCCTCCGTTCGATAAAATTTTACACGATTATAGCAATAATTGCAATATAATTTTAACATTTTAGCTATTTACTTCTTGGCTATAAAATGCTATATTCTTGTAGGACAGCTATTTAAGGATATTGGAGGTGAAAATAGCCATGTATCAGATCCGGAAGATCCGGAAACGGCTCAGGGTGACGCAAACCACCCTATCGAGCAAGGCGGGGATCTCCCAGCCATACCTGTGCGACCTTGAGCACAACAGGCGAGGGGCAAAGCCGGAGACGCTTGAAAAAATCGCAGATGCTCTGGGCGTAAAGGTTGAGGAACTCACAGATCAGGAGGCTGGTTGACACCATGGAACGGCTCTACTCGGTGCGAGACATACAGGAGCGCTACCAATGCAATCCTGCCACTGCCCGGAAATACATCCGGCAGATGGTACACATCGAACAGCCGTTGATGGTGAGCGAGCGAGCGATCCGGGAGTGGGAACAGCGGAAAATGGTAATGCCGGGTTGGATGATCCGGGAAGAAATGAAACGGAGGGCTAACAAATGACACGGACTGAGTGCGAGAATCTCATCATGGGCTACCTGCATGACATCTGGGACACTGCAAAGGCGTACATGGACGATATCGAGGGCATAAGCCTTCACGCGAGCGATGGTTATTTCAATTTCTTCTCCATCAAGGGGCCTGAAACCGCCGATGCTGTGTACGTTCTTAACAAGACGGAAATGGAGGCGAATAAAGATGATGATCTCCGCGACTGATTTCGAGAAAATTATCACGGATGCACGGGAAAAAAGCCTTGAGCGCATTGATCCGTTAAGCAGCTATGTCCTCCAGCAGTGCGAAAAGGGATTTAACGAGGGCGTTGACATGATGTACTACGCACTGAGGAATCGGGAAATATGCGCTGACGGAATTGATAAATGGGAAGCGCACGGGCTTGCCTACAAGACCATGAGGAAATGTGAGGTTGAGGTTGATAATACCAATCCGTTGGCTGATTACGTTGAGAAAAGCCAGAACTCTGGCGTTTTCCGGATGTTTTACGAAATCGCAAACAGGATTCTGGACGAAGGAGGTGCTGGAGCATGACGCTTTGGCAGACACAGGAGATGTACGAGGCAGAGAGCGCACGGATGTGGGAAGACCTGAACGCTCCGGATCCGAATGAGCAGGAACTGATTGAGGCCAGCAGGTTCCTGAAAACGGCGATCAGCCACCTGAACCGGGCAATCAACTTCGTGATGGACGCGGCCTCCGAGCTTCCGGATACCCCGATGGGTGACAAGTTGGAATCCTACGTGCAGGATCTCGAGGGCATCGAGTGCGACCTGAAGGAAATGCAGAAAAACTATTCGAGGGGGTGGAGAGAATGACCAGCCGTTACGTGTACTGCCCGATGCGGGCCAAGAAAATCGGGCGCAGGGTAACAATCATGAGCCGGATCCGGAGATGGCTGAACCGCAGGGAACCGGATCTGTTTCCGGTGGTTGGGTACAACAATCCGGTATTCCCGGGAAAATGAAAACCCCTCTGCGTTGCAGAGAGGCTGTGAATTGAAGGGCTAACAACAATATCACCCTGTCATTATAGCATGATGAAGGAGAACGGTCAAATGAAAAAAATCTACAGTGAACTCGCCAGAATCCAGCAAGAACTGAAGGCTCCGAAGAACCTGTACAACTCCTTCGGGAAGTATGCCTACAGGAATGCGGAGGGCATCCTTGAATCCGTGAAACCCCTGCTCAACGGCCTCGTATTGATTATCAATGATGAGCCCGTGGTCATCGGGGACAGGATCTACATCAAGGCCACAGTTACCCTGACGGACGGCGAAGAAAGCGTTTCCGCTGTTGCGTATGCGCGGGAGGATGACACCAAAAAAGGCATGGACGGGTGCCAGATCACCGGGGCTTGCAGCTCCTATGCCCGGAAATACGCTCTCAATGCCCTGTTGATGATCGATGATTCCAAGGATTCGGATGATGATTCCCTCTCGCCAAGGAATCCGAAAAACAGCAATACAACTCTCGATATCAAGCCGACCGAGGAAAGGCCGTTCACTCCCCCTCCAAGGGCTGAGAAAGTTGAAGTGACTGTTTCCTCGACCGTAGGCGCAACAACGGTGGAAGCGGCCTTCAAATCCTGTATGGATGTATTCATGGAGGCGTTCGGGATTTCCGACAGTACCGATGCACTGAAAGTTTTCAATGGCTACAGGGAAGCCCTTCAGGATGGCGGTGTGCTCCCGAATGCCAAGAAAATGAAAACCGTTCAGGAGGTCAACGACACATTCGAGGCTATCTACAAAAATTTCAAGCCAAGTGGTGAAAAGAAATGACTGGTAGGCTCAAGGATTTGACAATCAACCGTGATGGCTCACAGAACGTGACCATCACGGTGACCTCCGATTTCCGGGGCACATTCGACAAACTCAATGGACAGGACGTGACCGTTGAGATCAAGAAGGCGAGCAAGAAACGGAGCCTGACGGCAAATAATTTCTGCTGGGCGCTGTGCTCGGACATTGGAAGGGCTCTGAATCCACCGAGATCCAAGGAAGAGATCTACCGGGAGGCTATCAAGGCAGTTGGCGTTTACACCCCATACCCTCTCAAGGCCGAGGACGTTGAAACGGTGATGAGGCGCTGGAGCAGTAACGGGGACGGATGGTTTATCGAGGTGGTGGACAATAGCAAGCTCGAGGGATACAAACTGATCCATATGTACTACGGTACCAGCACCTACACAGCGGACGAAATGAAAATCCTGCTGGACTGGCTCGTGGATCAGGCAGAGCAAATGCAGATCCAGATACCGCTCGGGAAACAGGATCAGGAAAGGCTACTGGCGCAATGGGCAAAAGCATAATCCAGACGGACAAACAATGTTTTCTCTGCGGACGGGAGACCTGCTTGGAGAGGCACCACGTATTCGCCGGGACAGCTAATCGGAGGATCAGTGAGCGTGAGGGATTTTGGCTCTGGTTGTGCCACGATTGCCATACGGGGGCAAAAGGCGCTCAGTACGAGAAGGAAACGAACCTTCTCCTGAAACGCGAAGCGCAGATGGCTTATGAGGCAACACACACACGAGAAGAATGGATGAAACTGATTCGGAAGAACTATTTGGAGGGCTAACAATGAGAATGAACGTTGATAGAAAGAAATTCGATGCAGTGAAAATCATGCTTAACGGTGGCGCTACATATGAGGAAGTTTCAGACTACCTCAGCATATCGACATCCACCGTTCAGCGGATCAAAAAAGCCGAAAGCTATGATGAATACAAAAATATGAACGCCGCAATCGCACTCGCCAAAAGAAACGAAAGGAAGAACGAGGAAAAGAAGGAAGATCCGAAACCTCAGGAACCAGCCACTCCTCCCCTAAGCACGGTGTTTTATCAATCCAACCGGATGTGGGAGCTCCTGAAAGAGCAGAATGAACACCTGAAGGCGATTTCAAACAAGTTGGCTTTTATCGTAGACGAACTGACGAAGTAAGGAGGGCTGTCAATGTACATCTACAACGATGAGGATAACGTTCCGATGGAGGATCCGTGGATGAAAAACACGACCTATTCCTGCAAGGCAGAATACGAAGCCGATATGCGAGGCGAGCTTGAAAAGGAAGAGGCTCCGAAGGGGTGTTGGAACTGCATCCACTACGACACGAGGCACGAGGCCTGTTCCCTCGATTGGAACAATGCGGATGATTCCTACTATAACCCCGACACAGATGACAGATACCCCGCTGACTGCTGTGAGGATCACGAGACGGATCCGGATGCCCGGTGGGAGGACTGGTTTGAGGAGGAATGAAAATGTGCATGGATTGCAGGTACTATGACGGCATTAACTGCACCAGAGATTCCGGGGAACTGGATGACATCATGAGTAGGCCGGATCTCCAGCGAGACTATACAGACACTTGTGAACAGGAGGAACCGACATGACACAGCATCAGAGGATCCTGAGCTATCTGGATGATCACGGGAGTATATCCCCGATGGAGGCTTTTACGGAACTTGGGATCACCAAGTTATCGACCCGGGTGGGCGAGCTCATCCGGAGCGGGCACAAGATTATCAAAAACAAAGCATGCGGGACAAACCGCTACGGAGAGACCCAGTATTACATGAGGTACAAAAAGGCGGTGTAAATACGATGACAGGATTTATCTGCCACGATGATTATTACGACAGGCTGAAGCGGTTGAGTAACGAAGAGGTAGGGAATCTTTTTCGCCAACTAATGCTTTATCACGCCGGACGATACGATGAAATGTCCGACTTCATTGACAACGAAGGAATTGCTTTTGATTTTATTGCAAGCGATATAGACCGAATGGAAGAAAAGCAGCTTGCTACCAGCGAAACCAACAGAATCAATGGTTCCAAGGGTGGCAGACCAAGAAAGCAAAAGGAACCGGATGATAGCGATTGCAATCAAATGAAAGCAGATGAAACCGAAAAAAACCCAACAAAACCGAACGAAACCGAAGAAAAGCGAACAAAAGCCTATAAAGATAAAGATAAAGATAAAGAAAAAGATAAAGGGATATTATTCGACCGATTCTGGAACGCATACCCACGACATGAAGGAAAGGCAAACGCACGGAAGGCTTTTGAAAAGCTGAAAGCGGACGATGATCTTTTATCAACCATGCTGAAGGCTATTGAGAAGCAGAAACAATCGCCTCAATGGCAGGAGAACGAAGGGCAGTTCATTCCGTATCCTGCAACATGGCTGAATGGGAAACGCTGGGAGGATGAAGTAAAAACCGGAACTATCCGAAACCTTCGAACGGTTCCCGCTCAGGATTATGAGCAGCGGGAATACACGCAGACGCAGGATGAAGCAAGAAACCGGATGATTGAGATGATGAAGGAGGCGGGGGCGCTGTGAGGCGGGACATTTTCCTGATTATCAAACTGTTGCTCATTACCTGCATGGCGATCTGCGTTGCGACATTGATACTGTGCCTGTACAACCACGCATTCGCGGACACCATGTATGTTCTATGCGGCCCGACAACGGAAATCAATGTGCGGATCAGCCCCCGGAAAAACAGCGAGGTGCTTGGTTACAGAACCTGCGGAGATAGCGTTGAGACAGACGGGATTGAGAGGAACGGATACCTGCACATTATCAATCTGAATCTGGAACTGGCAGAGGGCTGGATCTACAAGGGATTGTTGGTAAATGATCCGGTTTTCATCAGTGAGGGATTATGCCAGATCAATTCATCAGGACGGGTTGCCAGCCGGGTATACATCAACGGCAAGCGCAGGAAATGGTTGAAAGACGGAACGGAGGTGATGGTTTATGCGATTGGGCGAGAATGGAGCTACACAAACAAGGGATATATTCGGACAGACTATCTCACGCTCAACTACCCGCAAATACCACAACCAGATTACGGAGATTGACGGGGAGCGGTTTGATTCCAAGAAGGAAGCCAATAGATGGTGCGAACTGAAGCTCATGGAGAAAGCGGGACTCATTACCGGATTATCAAGACAGGTGCGGTTCGAGCTGGTTCCCAGCCAGAGGGACGCAGACGGAAAGCTGGTTGCAAGATCCGTTTCGTATATCGCTGATTTCGTTTATTCGGAGGGCGATACTCCCGTGGTGGAAGATGTGAAATCGGACGGCACGAGAACGGACGTATACCGGATCAAACGGGCATTGATGTATCAGCGGTACGGAATTCAGATACGGGAGGTGTAGGATGTTCAGACCATTATTGCCATTGCCTGAACTGCTCGCCGGGTTGGCAGAGGAATGCAGTGAGCTGGCACAGGCATCATTGAAACTGCGGAGGTTTTACGATCAGACAAACCCAACGCCGATTGATGAAGAGACGGCTTTGGATAACTTCATGGAAGAGATAGCGGACGTGGAGCTTTATCTGGATCAGATCACGTATAGCAGGACGTTCGTTGACCTGATGAAAAAACAGAAACTCAGAAGATGGAAGACCAGACTTGGAATAGAGGGGTAATGCGATGGAAATGGTTAGCCAGACAAGCCTATTCGGGTTCAATGAAAATCCATGTAGGGGGGGGGCGAATGATTGGAGAGGTGCTTGAGATATCTCCGGAGATTGCATCGCAATTTCTTCTGCCGAGGCATTATTCCGGGAGAGTTCCGAGCATATCAAAAGCGTTTGGTTGGTACGTGAAAGGGACTTTGATGGCAGTGTGTACATTCGGGAAGCCTGCATCAAACTCGCTTTGCGAAGGAATATGTGGGAAAGAATATTCCGAACGTGTTTACGAACTCAACAGGTTATGTAGGGAAAAGGACTTTGATAAACCGCTGTCAAGTTTCGTGAGTGCTTGCCTTCGGAGACTACGGATTATGAGGTGGATCATTGTTTCGTATTCCGATACTGCAATGAATCATCATGGGTACATTTATCAGGCTTGCAATTTCCTGTATACCGGGCAAACAACCGAGAGGACGGATATCTACACCGGAGATGGGAAGCACAGCCGACATTACTCAAGCGAGGACATGACGCGAGGGATCAGGAAGAAGAGAAGCGCGAAGCACCGGTACGTTTACTTCTGCACCTACCTGAAGAATGAAAAAAAGCAGTGGAAGAACGCTCTCAAGTACGAGATCCAACCTTACCCAAAGGGAGACAATAACGAGGATTATCAATTAGGCGATTACCTGAAGGAACAAATAGTGTATCAGCAAAAAGGAGGAATGACTTATCAATAGCTTAACGATTATCGGCAACCTCACTGGAGATCCGGAACTTCGCTCCACCACGAACGGGAAAAGCGTGTGCAATTTCACGGTAGCTGTGAACCGGATGAAAAAGATCGAAGGCCAGCCGGAGGCAGACTTCTTCAGGGTGAGCGTATGGAATCAGCTCGGAGAACTGTGTGCCAAGTATCTTGCCAAGGGACGGAAGGTTTGCGTGGTTGGTCTTGTAAGCGTGAGGACATACCAGACGCAGAGTGGCGAGCATCGGGCAAACATGGAGGTTATGGCTGAACACGTTGAGTTCCTGTCACCAAGGGATACAGACCAGAGCGGAATGCAGAGGGTTGATGTACAGACCCCGTTTGATAAAAAGCAGGAACTCCCCTATTGAGGTGACATATGAAATCGCCATGCCAGTACTGCACCGACCGAACAATCACTTGCCACGGATTCTGTAAAAGGTATCAGGATTGGAAACGCGACCACGAGGAAAAGCTGGCGAGAATCTCCGAGGAAAAGCGGAAGGTTCCGGGGCTGAACAGACGAACGATGAAACATATTTGGAGGACGATGAAATGGAAATGAACAGAACAAAACGGAATCTCGAGTATTTCAAACTGTGGCTGCGATTCAACGTTTCTGAACGTGTGGGCGCTGATGAATTGCAAGAAAAAATAGGCTGGATTGATGACGCAATAAACGACCTGAACCGGCTGATGATAATGGAGGAATGCTGAAAAGAGCGAGGTGTTCTGAATGCTTGAAGGGCTGTGCAGACCGAACATTTATGACAAATGCCGATCTATAACAGGCAGAGAACCAGTGGTTTTTCGTAAGGGTATGATTCCGCATTGGGAGTATGACGGATTTTACAAGGAATATCAGGATGACAGGTTTTCAGTGTATGAAAGCGGCTACGTGAAAAAGTTTATGCGCCAGAAAAGCGGTTCTCCGATGCGGATGGCGGCGGGCTTGTTCAGCCGAAAGGGCGAGGTTATCTGCGAGGGATACATCAAGGAGAAATACGGTGATTGGACAACGGCGATAAAGCAATCCGGTACGTTTTCCAATCTGGTTGAAGAATTTGAAACATACTTCAGAAAGAGGAAGGAACAGTTATGAA